CCTCCTTCAGAAAAGATGATTGCCCCACCACCAGAGAAGTATCAAGAACCTTTAAGGAGAGTTAGATGAGTTACGCAGATATAGAAAACAAGATAATAATTTGGGCGCAGCAAAGACGAATTATTCCCAATAGCAACCCAGAATCTCAGCTTCTCAAAGCAGTATCCGAGATGGGAGAACTGGCAGATGCGACCATTAAAAAAGATCGGGAAGCAGTCATTGATGCCGTGGGAGATGTGATGGTTTGTCTTATCAACTATTGCGCTCTACAGGACATCAATCTGGTAGACTGTATGGAAGTAGCATACGATCAGATCAAGAATCGTAGGGGAACTCTATTGCCCAATGGAATATTTCAGAAGGACGTTACTTAGCAAGTAAGTAAAGACCCACATTTGAAAATGCGTACCCTGCGTACACAATAGCCATATGTGGGTTATCTTTCCATAGTTGTTCACCAGCTATGTAGGCGTAGATTGCTCCTGTCAAAATGATGAGCCAAGAACTCATAGTTCGCTCACATCAATCACTTCACCTCGAAACTCCACCATTCCCTCATCAAACTTATGGACTAGTTCAGGCCATAGTAGATGACCATTAAAAAAGGTCAGTACCGCAAAGCCTGACCTGTGATTAGTTGGGTTTAACTCACCATAAGTGAACTGTGGGCCATCTGGCTCTGCCAAAGTTCCTGTATCAACACCATAACGATTGCCGTTGTAGTCAGAAAATGGTGTTACTTTGAGAGAGTGTAGGTGTCCAGTTACGATAGAAACACCAGCGTTGACAGTATTGTTATGGGTTGCGTGAATACCACCTTTAAACCGATGCTTCACAATCACATTCTGGGTAGGCCAACAAGCCCAACAAAACTCCCAATCTGGGATATGGTCTGACAACTTAAATCCCTGAACCTCTTTGAATTGTGGCGCATGGTTGGCTAACCTAGAGGCAAACCGATCATCGTGATTACCAAATGTAAATATTAGCTTTACATTGTGTCTTTCGGCTTTGGCTGCTTCCTCAATTTCTCCAAGCATAGCCTGACAAGCCTTCAATTCTTGAATGACAGAAGTTTGAGGCAGTTCTGTTGCGCCATACCGAGATATAGACGCACCATCAAAGGCATCACCATTACAGATCACGGCTTTAGGCTTGAACTCTTGAATAGCCCATAAAAGCCCTTTAAAGGCTGTAGAGCGTTGACCAGGTATGAAGTGGGCATCAGAGAACACCAAGACCACGCCATCCTCTATGCCAAGTTCTATTTGCTTTAGGGGAGAGAAAGACTTTTGACGCTTTTTTTCGTAGTAAACAGCACGAACATCGGCAGATGCTAATTTAATCTTGTAGTGGTCTTCTATCCACCTTCTACGCAAAAATACGGCACGAGTATGGATTCCTAAATGTTTGCCAACTGCTGAAGCCGACTGTAATTCAGCCCATAACTTTATAAACTCAGCATCCGAGCAACTTTGATTATGTGCGCCCATTGGAATCCTTTGTAAGCAAGTTTTCTAACAAGTTAACAATTCTGTGTTCCTGCATGGAAACATCATCTTCAGAAGACTTTGCATCTTGAGCAACGATTAACAAATCATGCAAAAAGATGTGCAAACACTCATGCAAAGCAGTCTTATCTAGGCTCTCTGGTGTGATCTTCTCAGCACCAAAATCACCTAATCGATAGGTAGCCAGTCTTGCAACATCGTTGAATTCAACAGAAGCCATTGCTTGTTTAGCAGGCTTCATGCCCTTCTCAATCCTCCAATCTCCAAGAGACAATACTTCTTGCCACTTTTTGATCGACTGAGCGAAGATTTCAACGTCTTTTGGGGTGGGTATGTTAGGCATTACAGCACCATAGTCAAACAATATGACTACTTTAAGTCAATACCACAAGTGCATGATTTATATGCTTTTCTCTATCTGCCAAACCAATAAAGCCACCATTGATCTTTTTGGTCATCATCTTGTAGTCACGGGAATCAGCAAATTGGTTCAGTTTATGGGTATTCCAGAACCATCCTGCGGTTAAAGCAGCGTACTGAGGTGTAGCAACTAGGTCTGGATTCATCACAAAATCTTCTCCAAGGGCTTGTCCTGCGTGATAGTACCCTGCGTGTCCAGTTAGCTGGAAAAGTCCCCTGCCTCGAAAGCGATACCCGTCCCCAGAAGCCTCATCTCTGTTTTCCATACGATTGGCGTAAACAGAATTGGCAATTTTTTGAGGATTGCGCTCATATTGCTTGGCAAACTCAAGAGTTGGAAACCTTTTCGGCCAGACTTTCATCAAAGTTTCTGCACGATAGTTCAGGTTTTCACTCAACATCTTAAAGTTACCACTCTCATGAGAGCATTGACCAATGAAAGCGGCTTGGCGAAGTGGCGTAGAGATGTCAAACCTGTCAAAAGTAGTGTTTAACGGCCCTTCCCAAACAGGGTCGATATGAAGTTGTATAAGTTGGTCTTTATTTACCGACATTTAGTAAATCTCTCATCTGTTGATACGAATCCACACAAGCATTCAAAGCGGCAGTATTGCGATCCCCCTGCGCTACTATTTCTGCGATGGCTTCGATGGTTGCTCTTTCGGCATCAGAAGGTTGGTCAGCCTGTCCATTAGATTGACTGGTTGCTTTTGAATCTGCGCTGGTAGAGGCGGTATTTGCGGGGGTTGATACGTTACTTGTGGGGCAGAGGCGCAACTTGCCAGCACGATTGGCAGCAGCAAGAGCGGTAGTCTTTTTGTTGATAGCATCATTAGCCTCCTGAAGTTTGGCAGATTGTTGGTTAAGTTTCTCAGTCATGTTGCGCTCGATCTGGCGAGCTTCATCATTCTTTTTGGCAATGGCTAGTTTCATGTCGTTATCACGCTCTAGCCACCCATAATGGTGTCCAACTCGGTATGTACCAAAGAGAGATACCAAAACACCAACGATTAACCAAGGTAAAGGTATCATTATTCAGCCTCCTGACGAGCAATAGCCAATTGAACACGATCATTGTCGTCTTCCAAATGGTCTGGTGGGGTTGTTGGTGGTGGGCCAGGTGTCCAAGATTCATCTAGTTCTGGGTTCTTCCAAACAGGCATTGCACCAAAAGGTTGGCTTGGCAAACCATACGCAGATTGCGGGGGTGCGTAAGAAGAGCCGTATGAGCCTTGCATTGAATGACACATAGGTTGCATCATCTGAGGTGGATTTGGCGCTCCTAAAGCCCTTGCAGCGCCATTTACAGCCCTTTTACCGATAACACCACCAATACCACCCACAATCAACAGAACAATGTCGTTCAGCATCTTGGTATAGGCTTGGTCAATAGGAGCCATGCTCTTGATTGGTTGTGTCACAAAGGTGACAGAATACAGTAGCGCACCAACAATGAACATGAGGATAAGTGTGACTGCAATCACAACAAAGCCCCAAATTCTTACTTCGAAATCCTCAACGGACATTTTCTGATGGGACATCATTAACTTTTTTCTCCAAGATTGGTGCTACTAAGTACTCTGGGCAAGTCTGAGTAAACTGACACTTAGGCTTTTGGCATTGTTCGGCATGAAAGTTATCTGGGTTCTGACAAAAATATCGATACTTTTCTTCACAGCCTTGTAGCATAAAAGCTACAAATATAAGTAGATACTTAAACATAAACATCTACCTTTTGCCATTGAGTCTTAATCTCATAGGCTTTCTTTTGTTGGTCAGCTTGTCGATTTAACTCTGCCAAACGCTGCATATTCTGTTGGTGGATCACCCTTTGAGCCTCCCACAACATTTGAGCATTTTGTTGATAAGTGGTAATTCTCATTTCCCAAGTCCTACCTTTCCAAGCAAAAGATTGACTATTTTGTCCGACAAATCATTGGGTAAGAACTGCAAAAACCCAAGGAAATAAAGTGCCACAAGACCATAAACAATGATCTTCAGAGCCAGATCAAATGTCTTTTGGTACTCATTCATCTACCACACCTTCTGGTGGATTGGCAAAAGTCCATCATCTCATTCACGCCAACAACAATCAAAAACAAGACGAAGAATACACCGCCAATGATCATTGCCCACTCCTGCAGTTCTTGCTCTTTGGCTTTGGCTTCTTTTTCAGCCTTCTTTAAAGCACTTAATTCTTTGGCATCAGCCAAGTCCATCTCTGCTTGACGGGCTTTAATCTTATTCCAGACATCAATCTTACCTGTCTGCATGAAGAGCATCTTTAACTCTTCTTCAAATGCTCTGGCTTGCTCAAGAGCCATCTCAATCTCAAGAGCGGCTCCCATGTTAGAGCCTTTCTTGCTTGTTTTAGCCTGAAGCATGGCTTTGGTAGCCTGACTCTTGGCATCAAACATCTTGCCCAACATCGGAGCAAGAGAACCCAAATCATTGGCGACCTTACTCGCCTTCTTGACCATCGAAATGGCACTTTGTAGCCCATTTAAAGCCGTTATCGGATCAATCGGTATCACTTCTTTCTCTCCCACTTCAAGCATACAACCCTTCGGTTATACACATCACCAGTCCAAGTCCACTTAATACATCGGTACTCTATGGTTGCCGCCAAGAGAAAGGCGATCACGGAAATGCCCAAACAATAACAATACTACAAAATATCACAAACGCTGAAATACAGGCTGCTGCACAAAATGCAAACAGCCAGTCTTTCATTACTGCTCTTCCTTAGATTGCATTGCTCCCCTCAAAGTAGAGCTTGCAGAAGTGCTAACAGTTGGACTCCATTGGTCTGGGTTTGCCAAAATACTTAGCACTCGATTTCGTTCAGCAGTAGGCAATGTAGATAACAAATCTGCTGCACCTTCTGGTGTTTTCATGGCTTCTGTCAAAGTCTTCATTGTCTTCAAACCAACCGCTCTTTCCAACTCGCTAATTACCTTATTAGTTGAGGATGCCAAAACACTTAGATAAGAAGGCAAGCGAATAAATGAAGTCTGTTGCTTGAGAAGCTGAGAAAGTGCAGTCTTGCCTTCGCTCACTTGCTCTTTGACAGACATCTTTGTCAATTGCTTATTGGCTTGGTCACGCAATACAGCCATTGAGTTGTCTGCCAACTCTGTAGCAATGTTGTACTTGCCTGGTCCAAGAATCTTTTCAACCTCTTCAGGAGACTCATTCTGAACCAAACGAATAAAGCCATCTTTGTTGGTTTTCCACAATCTCAAAGCTTCACCAGATAGTTTGCGTTCAGCAATCTTCTCCATACCTTTTGTGTAATCAGCAAGATATTGACGATAGCCTTTACCGCCAGACTCTTCGATTGCATCAACAATGATTGGCCTGATATCACCAAGAACCTTAGAGGCAAGGTTTCTCTGTGATGTAGCGTCAATGCCTGGTCGTAACTTTTGAATAGCAGCGTTCACAGAGTTCTTGCGAATAGCATCTAAAGCCACTGCATCAACAACACCACCATTGTTAGTCCATTTGGCAATGTCATCAGCAACATTCTTTACTGCACCAACAAGGACATCATCACCAGCAAAACGAGGATTGTTGCCAATGGCAGAAATTCGTTGTGCCAATGAAGCGCCTTCGATTGGTTTAATTCCAACAGAGCGAAGTGCATCTGCAGCGCCTTGAGCAAAACGAGCGCCTTGACCTAAATCCAAAGAAGCATTTGCCGCTTGAGAAGCCCAGTTGTCAGCCATTTGAGCCAACTCACCTTTGTAGGTATATTTGGTAAATCCAACAGGAATGCCCTTCTTGATTAACTCAAGTCGACCTGCAGCTTCTGCCAGTTCACCAGCATTAATCAATCTACGAACATCGGCAACCTTGGCTGCAGCATCTGCGGATAGTTGACCCGCTTGTGCTTCATATTCAGCAACTGCTTTACCAAGATTTGCCCGATCCAATGCGCCTTCTCTAGCAGGAGTTGTAACCGCAGTAAGAGCAGACTTAGCTTTTTCAGCAACAGAACGAACCTCTGCAGCATTCTCACCGCCTGCCAACTTAGACAAAGCCTTCAATGACTCATCTTCGTTAAACAAACGAATCTTACGCAAGAATTGTGGGTCTTTTTGCAAGGCATCATCAATCAATGCTTGCCAAGTTGGATTGTTAAAAGATGCTGTAATTTCTGCAACACTGGCATTTGGTGGTGCATTTTTAAGAGTATTTAGCACCTCTGGCAAGTCTTTTCCAAGAGCTAACTGCGCCAAAGTAGCAGCTTTTTGTTTAGATGATGCAGTTACAGTGTCAACAACCTTGCCTAAACCTTTAGCAAGCAATGGCGCTACAACACGGCCACCTGCCTCATAAGTAGCACCTTCAAGAATATTCTTTACTGGTTCTGTTTGGGCTTGTTCTGGTGTCATTCCACCAAGATAAATGTCGCCCAATTTAAGCGCTTCTTTAGCCATTCCATAGCCAAGACCTGCACCACCAACAACACCAGCAGGGCCTAGTGGAGTGCCTAAAAGACCACCACCAACCGCTCCCAATGCTTCAACAGTAGGAGCAACAACAGGTTTGGCAATGTTTCTGTATAACAACTCACTTAAACTAAGTTTTTGCTCATTCTTGGCAGCAGGAACAGGTTTTCCATAGCCTGGTATTTGTCCAGAAGGAGGCGCAGGATATCGTGCAGCCAACCTTTGTGTTTCATCAGCAATAGGCTTTTCAGCAGGCTTTTCTGCACCCAAATACTTGTCTGGGTCAAAACCGCCTGATTGCGCTAAATATGCATCTGGGTCAAAAGTAGCCATTATTGGACTCCAAGGCGTTTCTTAATTTGTGCAGAACGAGCATCTTTAGGATTAGCATTTGCCCATTCCAAAGCCTGCTGATCCTGAGGAGATAAGGCTTTACCAATTCTCTCAGTTCTATAGGCATATGTCATGTCATAAGCCTCTTTGAGTCGAGTCTTAGAGCCTTCAATATCGCCAATAGCTTGGTTAAGAGCCTCTTTAACATCTTTAGCATTTTGTCTGCGATCAATAGCCGCAAATGAAGCAGTAAGTTGTTTGCCCTCTTGATTAGACACATTACCCAAAGCACCGCCAGTTTTAGAGGCATCACGAAGGTCTTGCAAAGCTTGGAAGCCACCTTTAGCAACAATCTTGTCATACAAGGCTTGAGCTGCACGACCATTTGCTGTTAAACCAGGCAGTCGACCTGCGGCAATACCTGTAATCTCTGAAAGACCAGGGTGATCACGCAGTTTCTCAATATCTTTAACAAAGGAATCTGCTTTGTCTTCAAAGCCTTTAAGTGCAGAAGTTGCTTGAGGATATGCAGCCTCTCTCTTTTGCAGGTCTTTAGGACTAATTGGCTGATTTAACTGTGACTCTTTAAAAGCCTGTTGCATCATCGCAATATCACGGCGTGAATCTGCTTGCATTTGAGCAATCTGAATACGATTTGCACCTGCCTCACGAGCGGCATCAATTCGTGCATCAGCGGCAATCTTAGCCGCATCTATACGGGCTTGATTTGCGGTAGCTTTATCTGCTGAACTTTGCAATGCAGCAAGCACTTTATCTGGTGAGCCATACTTGGTAACAACAGACAAAATCTGGTCTGAAGTAGCATCTTGTGGCAATTTAGACAACTCATCACGCAATTGCTCTTCTTGCTTGATAGACAATTGAGTCTTAGCCGCAGTAGCCAAAGAAGCTTGTTGAGCAGCCTGTCGTTGTTGCATCAAAGCCATTTCGCTTTGTGCCTTACGAGCAACATCTGCAAGAGCAAACGCACCTTGTTGGTCACCCATTTGAGCCAACATTTGTGCGCCTTTTAGAATCGATTCTGGATTCGTTTGGTCAATCTGCTTGGCAATAGATTGTCTTGCGCTAATCAACTGTAGTTGTGGGTCTTGTACACCCATAGCACCTGCAATACCACGACCTAATTGGCCAATATTTGCACCTAATTGCGCACGAGCAGCAGCACCAGGGTCTAGTTTGGCAAGTTCATAGCCTGTTTTTAAGTCTTGTTGATACTGTTGACGCTGATACATATCAGGAGTCATGCCAAACAAGCCTGCTACTATATTTTCTGCCATGATGATTCCTTACGAAAATAAACCGCCAAACACATTACCAAGCGCCTGACCAAACATAGCATTTGGATTGCCTGCCGCCATCAATGCTTGAGCATAAGGATTGGCAGTAGCATTTGCACTTGTTGCCATGTTGGTGCTGAGTTGAGCGCCTGTCAAACCTAAGCGACCAACATTTGCGCCTGCTTGAGAACTAATTTGTCCTAAGTTGATGCCTGTTGTTAATGGTTGCTGTGCTGCAGCCTCCAAACCTTGAACCTGACCCAAAGCAGTTGTGTATGGTTGGTAAGCCGCTTGCTGACCACCATAGTACTGACCCATTGTTTGCGCACCAGTACCCAGCAGACCCGCACCAAATGCGACTTGTTGTTGACCTGCTTGTTGAGCTTGAGCCGCCAATTGAGCCTCTTGCATTGCACGAGCGTTATACAAAGCCTGTAGTTCAGGAGTTGTAGCGCCATAAGTGCCACCTTGAGCAACCGCTAAACCGCCACGACCTTGTTGTTGCAGTTTGTTTTGCAAGTTAGCCAATTCCAACTCACGACCAGGTTGCAACAAAGCCATCTGTTGATTCAGATAGTTCTGAGCAACTTCTTGAGGAGATTGAGCAATGTATTGATTGCCAAGGTTAAACAAGTTCTGCGCACCTGTCTGCAAAGGAGCAAACTGCTGTTGAGCGCCTTCTGCTTGCTGTAAACCTTGTTCAGCCAATGCTACCAATCGGTCTTGAGCATTCTTAGATTCAGGACTCAATGTGTAGCCTGCGCTTGTCAATTGACCTGTAACTGGATCGACTGTGAACTGTGAAGTACCAAAACGAGTGGTCATGCCAACAGGACGGAACTGAGCCGCTTGTTTGGCAGCAGCAGTTTCAGCATCAATCATCTGTTGCGCACGTTGAGCCGCTTCTTTAGATTGTTGCATCTGAAGCAGATTGCCTGTTGTGCCTAGTCCACCAGAGAATAAATTAGCAAGATTGCTTGTTTTTAATCCAGTACCAAGTGCTGAACCAACTCCTGCCAAAGCAGTGCCAAGATTTGAGCCTGTTAGAACACCAGTACCTAAACCTGTACCTGCTGTAATGCCTGCGCCTGTGCCTGCCGCACCCAAGCCTCCTAACCCAGCCGTTGTTAGTCCTGTTCCTAATCCACCACCAAGACCAGCCGCTCCTGTAGCGCCACCAAGACCACCTGCGCCTGCAACAGTTAATCCTGTGCCACCACCCATGCCAACTACAGTACCGCCTCCGCCACCAGCGGTTAACAATCCAGTACCGCCTGCAACTCCACTACCACCAGTAAGGTTTGTTAGTGTTCCAACGCCTGCACCAGTACTCAATGCTGCGGCCAAAGATTCAGCTCCTGCAGTACCACCTGCTCCACCTAAGGCCAAATCAAGTTGCGCTAATTGAGCCTCTGTTAAACCAGTAGTACCAACAGTAGGAGCGCCACCACCAAATAGGCTTTCAAATCCGCCACCTAGACCACCAAAAAGCAAAGCAGAACCAAGAGCAAACTCTTTTAATCCACTATCAACTTTCTGTTGAGTACCAGTTCGTTGCAGTTCGCCAGTACCGCTATATTGGTTATACGCTCCACCAACTTGGTTTTCACCAACTTTGTAGGTATAGACATTTTCAAGACCACCGACTTGTTGGTCTTCACCAGAACCAATAACTTGATACTGAGGTTGAACAATTGTGTCGCCCAAGGTAATAGATTGACCTGGTGGAACAGTAGCCGCTACACGAGAAGCAACTTCACCCTCTGGTAGTCCAACTGCTTGAGCCATTTGAGCAGGAGAAACACCATATTGCTCCATAGCCGCAACAATCTGACTATCTGTCAGATCAGGATTAGCAGTCAGAAAACTTAAAATTTGTTCATTGGTTACGGCCATGATTGCTCCTTAACTATATTATGGCTCAACAGGCCATGTAATGTTCCAAGGGAATCCCTCTTGAGTAGGAACATCCCTCAATGCTTTTTTATATATTTTCATATTTTTTACTGTTTGGTATGTCGGGAACACGTCAAGCGAATCAAACTGCCAGGTGTAGGCGATCGTCATGGTTTCGTTGTGTTACGCCAGTGCTTGGATTTGGGCCGCAATTGAGTTGAGCTGCGCAAGCAGTTGTTCTTTGGTTGGTGCGGGAGGTGCAATAGGCGGTACATACGCCGCATCACGGGCTTCAAACTCAGCGATTTCTTCAGGTGTTAAATCAACCCGTTCGCCATTAACCATTTTGTGTGTGTATTGACTCATGATGAAATTCCATAAAGTGATGCAGTTCCTGCGCTTATGTTGCCAGTATTAAAAATCAATCTGAATGCAGTGATTGTTGCCGTTGAGTTATATCTACCACCGCCAGCATTCCATCTAGCTATTGAGCTTACAGCGTCATACCAACCCGCAGTTACTGTGTATCCCGGATAACTACCAGCGGTTGATATTAAAGTTACCGTTGCATTCAAACCCGGCGCAGCGGTTGTGTAATCTCCTTTGGTTATTTGAAAGCCAATAGTGTTACCTTCATTTACATTAGTACCAGAACTGTAGCCAGTTGTTACGTAAGTTGGAGTTGCTCCTGTTCCAATTTGTACATACAACTCAGCATTTGCTGTAGCTGGTCTAATGTTATCTAAAATTAGGATATATCTGCTGTACCCACTTAGACCAGTCCATCCTATACTTGCAGAACTAGAAGCTGTTTGTGTACTAATAAGTGTCATCGCCCCCGCACTTGGCGTACTCCAAGTAGGCGCAGCACCAGAGCCAGCAGAAGTTAGGACTTGGCCAGATGTGCCAGCAGAACCTGCAATAGTTAATCCAGTCGTAATGTTTGGAGTTGTTAATGTAGGTGTAGTAAGAGTTTTATTTGTTAGAGTCTGAGTGTCAGATGTACCTACAACAGTACCCGATGGAGCAGTTTTTGTAGCCCATGTATCTAAATCAGCATCCCATGCTTGTACATTAGTACCAATAGCCAATCCTAAGTTACTACGAGCAGTAGATGCACTAGCAACATCAGACAAGTTATTGCTTGCAGTTAAGAAGCCACTTGAAGTAAATGCAGCCTGTGTCCATGCAGAACCAGTGTAAACATACAAGGTAGATACTGTTGTATTCCAGTACAAAGCACCTGTAAGTAGTGCATTACCATCGTTGTCTAGAGTTGGAGCGGAACTCTTAGAACCTAAATATCGGTCATCAAAAGCATCGTAACTGGCGGCAGCACTGGTTGCACTAGAAGCAGCATTTGTAGCGCTTGTAGAGGCACTTGATGCACTCGTAGCGGCATTAGAAGCACTGGTAGCCGCATTAGAAGCTGAAGTAGCAGCAGATGTGGTTGAACCAAAAATCGAATCTATTTCAGTTTTAGTATAAGCGTCTGTAATTCCAAAACCAGAGATGCTAGTAGGATTCGTTCCTGCAGTAATGCGACCATAAGCATCAGCAGTAACAGACTTGTAAGTCCCTGCTGTTACACCAGAAGTAGCCAAATCAATATTGTCAGAATTGACAACAATACGGCTAGAAGAAGCAGTACCAACATCTATTGTGTTACCAGTCTTTGTAAGACCTGCACCTGCGGTAATTTGACCTGCACCAGAGAATTGTGCAAAGGTAACAGATGTGCTTCCCAATGTCCCACCTGCATCTACTGTACAGACCCATCCTGAATCAGCGTTTGTTGTGCCTTTTTCAACAAAAGTAAAAGCAGCTACCAACTCAGTCCATGAGTCAGCATCTGTAGTACGAGTCCAAGTGCTAGATGCACATAAGTAAATACCATTCTGGGAAGCAGTAGATTGATCCTTAACCAGAACTCGGTCGCCAACAGAAACCGCCACGCCATCGATAGTTTGTGTGCCAGACAATGTGATATTTGCAGTAGTAGCAACAACCACAGAAGCCTTGGCATCAATTCCTTGTGCTAGAGCATCTACATAGCCCTTCGTAGCCGCATCAGAATCGTTTGTAGGGCTTGCTAAACCAGTAATAGTGGCAGATGTACCACTATCCATGTCCAATGAGCCAGAGATGGTCACATTGTTGAATGTAGAAGTGCCAGAAGCGGCAGTCACATTACCAGTCACGTTACCTGTGATGTTTCCTGTGACGTTACCTGTGACATTACCTGTCAAATTACCAGTCACGTTACCAGTTACTGCACCTGTCAATGGGCCACTAAAGCCTGTTGTTGCAGTTACGTTTGTACCAGTAATAGCAGCTGCAGATGATCCACCAATAACTGCGCCATTGATAGTGCCTGCGCTAATAGCGGCAGAAGCAATCGTAGCAGCAGAACTAACAGTTAAGTTAGTGAATGTACCTGCAGCGGCTGTAGAAGCACCAATGGTTGCACCATTGATTGTTCCACCAGTAATAGTCGCAGAACTGTTATCAGTCTTGGTCGCTATTGCTGTTGCAATATTGTTGAACTCTGTATCAATTTCAGTACCCTTAACAATCTTTAAAGGATTGCCAGGCGACAAATTGTCTTTAGATGCGAAATTCGTGGATTTTGAGTAATTTGACAATCTAATTCTCCTTGTGCCTATTAGGCTTAACCTATCTTGCCTTCTTTGGCTTGAAGTTCAATTTTCTGAATTGATAACTGAGTGCCATTGATAGTGGCCTCGTAACCAGTTTGCACAATCTTACCTGCGCTTGAGGCATTGCTTGTTAATGCTTTAATTGGAATACCGCTTGAGTAGTCTGCAACGGCATACTCACCTACACCATACTCGAAGTACCCTTGAGGTGGAATAAAGACGTTCTCTGACTGATAAGCTCCTGAGTAATCAAAAGCCCACTTAATCGTGAGAAACTGATTCGATCCACCAATCACAACAGCCGTAATAGACTTCAAAATAGAAATCTGGTTAGGATTTCCTAAGTCGGCATTGTTTGTGTAGTACAGGAATCGATAAGAAGATGAATCATCGAGATATCCAGTATATTTCCCAATGTAGCCTTTTTTACCAATGTACAAATCACCATTGCGAAGTGACTTCAAACAAGTCGGAGCAATTGAGTCCCACTTTGTCACACGAGAAGCGCCATCTTGCAATGATTGCTTAGTGTCAAAGCAGTAAACCTGCAAAGTCTCTGGTAAAACAAGAAGGTAAAACGCTTCTTTTTCTGAGTAAACAGACTTCAGATTAGCCAATGTTTCACCAGCCAATGATGATGCCAAGTCAAAACGAACATTCTTGGACAAGTCACGCAAAGGAGCAGACTTTTCTTGAATGGTTCGCATCAATGAACGAACTCCTGAGTCTGACAAGAAAACAACATCAGAACCAATGCTTTGAATAGTATCTCTAGCAATGCAACCAATAGAGCCTACTGTGTCGCTAAGAACCAATGATGCAGGCGTAGAAGCTCCTGAATAAACCAAGATTTGCTTCTTACCAAAGATAAACAAGAAGTCATTATGAGCAGCCAAGCCCATCACTTCATCAGCGCCATTAGGCCATACACGAGATACGTCCAATGAACCTGAAGTGCCACCGCTCCATACATGACCTGCAATCAGATCAGAAAAGTAAACAGTTACTTTGTCAGTAGAAGTATTGGCAACCCATAAGCGACCAAAAGCAGAGATGCAGATATTTGCTTGCGGAACAGTACCATTGCTTCCTGATTTCTCAGAAACTTTACGATAAGTAGTCGTACTTACTGCAGGATCATAGATTAGAGCATCATGTCCTGTTTGGAAGAAGTATGCAATTCCATTTAGAGTTGCGCATTGCCAGTTGTTTGCAGAAATGGTTGGAGCAGTACCGCCACCACCATAGGTCAACTCAGTTACTGCATTGGCACTACCAAGCTTAAATATCTTATTATTGCCTGCAAAAAGAACTGTAAGAGTTCCATCAGTCTGAACTAACTCATGGATAACACCAACATCATTAGCACCCAAATTGCCTGATGATGGGTTTACTTTAGTCCAACCTTTTCTAGCACCAATACGACCATATTGATCAAGAATACAGTTTGTGGCAACTAAAGCAAAGCCAGAGCCTAAATCAAGAGGCGAATCTTCAGTATTCAGGCCAAAGAACCCTGGTGCAGAAAGACTATAACTTTGAAGTTGCGATGCCATTAGACTGCCTCAAAATTGTCTTCAGGATAGCGAGTGCTTTCCATAGCAATTGCATCTGCAAGCATTCCTCTAAACATTGCATAAGCCTCATTAGAGTTTGTCCCGCCATCTTCGCCACGCTCAATCAAAGCACGAGCATAGGCACTCTGAGTCACCAAATAGTCTAAGACTTTTACAGATGTAGAGTCGGATGATAATGCTGCTTGAGGAACAATCACATCAAACAAGATTGTGTAAGCACCATCAGGAATTGGGTACAAATCAATCTTTGTATCGTTGCTTGAATCTACGCCATTGAAGCAGTATTCAGATGGAATACCCTGTACTGGAGTCACAAAGTTCAACTTGCGATTCATGCTTGTGAAAGGAACATCTCCCATCACAACATTGCTAGTTGTATTCAGGGCATCCATCACACGAAACTTTTGACCAACACCAGTCAAAGAATATGAATGTGTGCCAGCAGTTGTAGAAATTGTTACTGTTTGAGACAGACAATTCCAAGTATATGTGTCTTCGATCTGACGCTTGGCATCATTGACAAACTTGCCAATCAAGGCTGAATAAGCAGTTTCTCCAACAGTAGATACTGTGCTTTCACGCAAGCGAACAAGCACATCGTTAACAAGTTCTAGATAAGTCATGTTCGTTGTGACCCTTCGATTTCAAAGGTAGCAATTACAGAAATTGTAGAGCCTGTCTCTGAGGTTGCAGTTAAATAATCACCTTCTTCCATCACAATATACTTTGTTAAGTCAATTGTTGCTAGTGAAGTTTTAGCAGACAATGTGTACTCAAATGTGATGTAAATACTTGTACTTGCACTTGCATCGTACCAAGACAAGGTGATATGTTTATTTGAAGCGGTTGCGTTAGCGGCATGAATGAGAACGCACCTAGCGTAATATCCAGTCGGAACTGTATACAGCGTAGTAGCTGTAGCAGCAGTTAGATTCTTACCGACTGATACTGGTCTCACTTCTTATTCCTCTTAGAGATCGCCTTGGCTTTAGCCTTAGCGTCTTCCTTGGACGATGCTCCCCAAGCTCTAAGAGAAAGTAAAAGTCGGGTAGGCTTTCCATCTTTCATCTCAGCGCCAGGCATATTGCCCATTCGTGCTAAAAAGGATGCCCTACGAGGGTTATCTCCCGACTTGACTGGTGGCTTTAAATGACCACCTGTTTCTGCATTATAAGATGCTCTCCCCTTGGCATTCAAGCCCCCTTTTGGGTTTTTTCCTGCTTTTGTTTGCCAAGTAGGAGTTTTCATTTCTTCTTCTTTGCAGTTTTAGCTGCGGCTTTAAAGGCGGCCTCTGTTGGAGCGCCCTTTGAGCCAACTTTACGCATCTTTTCCTTAGAACCTGCTTTTATGCGCTCTTGTTTGGCATGGATGTTAGCGTAAAGACCTTGTTTCATTTCTTTTTCTTCATTGGTTTGCTCATGCCTGCAGAACTCAAGGCAATGGCAAGGGCTTGCTTCTTTGATTTAACTACAGGGCCACCTTTGCCAGAGTGCAAAGTACCAGCCTTATATTCTTTGTAAACCTTTGAGATTTTGGTTTCAGCTTTGGTCTTCTTCATTTGCTTCTCCCAGATTTCTTCATCATGTTAGTGGCTGTACGACCACCACGAGTAGGCATAGGACGCATTTTTGGTTTTCCTACGGCAATCATAATAGCGATAGGCATACCTTTAGGCTTCTTATCGCTTGGTTTCTTGGTTGTTTTCATGGTTTCTCCTTTTTAATAGGGCCGCCAGATTTCCACGCATCACAAGTACGAGCGGAAGCACAAGTAAATTGAAATAGGTCACAATAGCCAAGATCAGCTGCTTTAACGAAGTTTTTATCATAGGAAAGTTCTCCTTCGACTTCATCCTTCTCCAAACCGCCCTCAATACAGGCCATCATCTTTGGAGTTTGGATAAAAGCAGCACAATTACCACATCGCATACCCTTGATGACAGAGGTGGGAGCGTTATACATCTTGGCTTTTTTCAGCCAAAACGCATCATTTGGTTCATTAGGATTTGGTGGGCCGTAACCAAACTTCTTAAAGGCGTTATTTCGGTTTTTTAGATTGACCGAAACATCTTGAGTCGCTATAGGACAAGTATCGCCAGATAGAAGTTTCATCGTATCACCTTAGTGGCTATAAAGGATACTACACCACCTAAAACAGAAGCGATAGCCATTCCAACAAACATTCCACCTTTGGACTTGTTTGCCATCTCTAAAAGGGCTTTAATATCTTCACGCATAGCATGAACTTCGGACTGTAGAGCCTCTACTTGAGCTTCTAACTTACCGAACTCTCTTGGATCAATCTCAGACATTTGCAGTCTTCCTTGGTCTACCCATCTTCTTAACAGGCTGTGGTTGAGACAATATTAAAGGCTTTTCAAAAGACTCTTTAACTTCTTCATCTATTCTGACATAACCTGCATGACCCTTCATGCTATCAATATCATGTTGAAGCGTGAAAGTTACTGTTTGCCCACTTTGTAAGCACTTAAAGGTTGCCATAAGAATCTCCGAAGAAAAGGGGGTTATTAGCCCCCTTTAGATTAGACCATGCGAACTACGACCAAACGAAGGGTAGTAGAAGCCAAGTCAACAGTTGAGCCAGACTCATTCTGGATACGGAATTTGACTGTGTTTGCGGCAGAAACATAACCTGTTACTGTTAAACCAACCAAATCTACACCCAAAGATGCGCCAATGACCATATCGCCCAAGGCTACGCCAGGGATAGTGATATCGTCAGTCTCGCCTGCGCCATCCACCAATGAACCTGCGTCCAAAGTAGCACGAACAGCCCAAGTGTCGCTAAACAAACCACGAAACTGGTCATTACCTCTGCGTGATGTTACCGATGATGCGGTTGCCATAATAAATTCCTCCTAGATTAAGAAAAAACTCCCCCATCCGAAGACAGGGGAGAAGTGGCAACATTAAGCAGGAACTGCCAAGGCAAATGCACCAGATGCGTTAGCGGCAGAGCTAGTAGCAGATGTACGCAGAGCTTTCACACCATAGATAGTGTCAGCAGTGAACAATGTACCGAGGTACTCTTGCTTGTACTGAGTCTGTGAACGGATGCCCAATTGCTCAACCAAGACCATAGAGTCTTTGTGGCCCATCAAGCAGATGCGGTCAGCGCCAGAGTTGCCAGCACCAGTGTCAGCATTAGAAGATGCAAACACAGCCATGCCGTACAGTTGACCGATTTCACCATTGCGGATTGCATCGCCATTACCGATGAAGGCTTGCTCAGTGTAACGAGCCAGACCCATCAAAGTGTTGCGGCTTGAAGGTGGGATCAGGAAGAAACGACCATCCATAGGAACATCGTTGTCATCCAAACGCTGAATAGTGCGACGAATAGCAGCATCTGTCAAAGCGGCAGCGTTAGAAGATGTGCTGTTGTAAGCAGTAGTACCATCAGAGCCAATATAGGCTTTGGTAGTAGTGTTGCTAGTAGCATAGTCATCTGTACCAACTGTAGCGCCATTGAAAGCACGACCCAACTGAACCAAGTCAGTGTCGATGCGCTTTGCCAAGGCATAACCTGCGTCTTCTGTGTAGAAAGAACGCAAAGATGTCAGGGCTTGCACTTCAACGATGTCTTCGATCAAACGTGAGTACTCATAGTGCTTGTTGATCAACACTTGAATGTTAGTGTCGCTCTCAGCAATCAGAGTAACTGCATCGGTAGCGGCTTTAGCAGAAGCAGAACCACGAGCAGGGCTAGGGATGTTAACAGTGTCACCCTTTTTGCCTTTGAAAGACATCTTCTTGACCAAGTTGGCCAATACGAGGTTCTTT